CCAGCGACTATAGCAGCCTGTGTGAAGGACGTAGTGGCAATCTGAGTACTACTGCTTGCTGCGGTAGCTGTAGGGGCTACAGGTGTGCCTGTGAGAGAAGGGCTACTGGAGTCAGCTTTTGAGTTGACAGCAGAGGCAATAGCTGTGTACTCATCATCAATCTCAGTACCACTTACGGTCTTAAGGGGGTTACCTGTAGTCAGGGCATCCTTCGATGCGAAGTTTGTTGCTTTGATGTAATTAGACATAGTTAAAGTACCTTACCTTGTTTGGCATAGATTGATATTTTCTGAAGTGACATTGCAGTGCCATTGATGTCAGTAGTGAAACCTATCTGAATAATGTTACCTGCTCCTTGTGTTGGTGCTGATTGTTCGTTAACTAATACTGCGCCTGCATACTCAGAGGCACCATACTCAGCTACGCCATACTCAAAGACAGTACCTGCGGTTAGCATGAAGGTCTGTGAGAAGTAAATAGGGCTATACTCATAACCAACCTTAAGTGCAAAGGTCTGGCCTGTGGCTCCTACCGTAGTGGCTGATAGCTTCTTAACGATCTTGTTGATGTTAGGCATCTCTAAGTCAAAGAAGTTGCTGTAGTAGGCCATCTCATACTTCACACCATCATCTTGGTAACCCCTGTACTGTGCTATACCGTTAGGTTGTGCAAAGAAGAGATCTGACCCTAACGAGAGGAGACCCTTAGGTGTCAACTCAGGCCATACGGTTACCCTGTAGCTTCCGTCCTCTAGTGTCTGCCTAGTGTCAAAGCAAAAGGTCTGCTTGGTCGCTGGGAACGTAAGTAGGTAGAAAGCGTTAGTAGGTGAGTAAACTGACTTGACGTTAGCTAAGACTTCACCGTTGATAGCCTGAATCATATCATCACGGATATTCTTAGAGATATCTCGCATCGGCTGGGACTTCTCTTGTACAGTTCGGTTCAATGAACGTACACCTGTGTTACTCAGGAATAGAATATCTTCACCAGTGTTCTGTACTGAGTCACGAGCAATACAACCGACACCTTCGATTACTTCCACTAAGGTTAGGTTAGAAGTTGTCATACCACCTTGGAAGTTATCACCATCGCTATAGATGATAATGTTATCCTTACAGAAGATAATCAAGTTACCGTTGTGAGCACCTACCGCTACAATCTCATCCATACCTGACGTAAGCACACTAGAGATGTCTATGGAGCCTGAGGTGCCTGTAGAGAACTTAGTTCCATCAAGGACTGTAGTGAACCATACTGTAGTCTTGTTAGTCAACGTATCAGCAGCCCATAAGCGACCATAAGCCGCAAGTACTGTGTTAGCTTCAGGCCAACCAGATGTAGTATGAGCGTGTTCTGAGAATGCTTCAAACTCTGTACTACCTGACTCACAAGTAAACACTAGAGGCTCATTGCCTCGTTGAAAGAAGTAGTGATGGTCATTAAGTGTAGCTGTCTGCCAGTTGCCTTCAGTGATTGAGTCACCTGAGGCTAGTGTAGGAGCTATAGCAGTTAATGTTGAAGTGCCAGTGTAGAACGTAGTGTCATTCCACGATAAGCGAGTATCAGAACCAGTGATATCTTTAAAGTTAGATAAGCCCTTAAGGTTGACACCTGTGCTGCCTGTAGTTAGTGTCTGCCAGCCCTTACGTGAGCCTAGGCGACCATACTTGTCTATGATGCAGTTGTCTGCGTGTAGTGCGAAACCTTCCTGTAGCGTTACTCCAGATTCTTGGGTGTTTAGCCCGTAGAATGCTGGAGCAGCTATGGAGGCCGCTAGTAGTTGTTTAGCCATGAGTTACACCGCCTCCCAGATCAGTTCCTCAGGATGCTTACTTGCATCAATAGCGATAGCATCAGATAAGTAGTTATGAGCCATTGCTTTAGCTGACACAGATGACATACCACCATCCTCACCACGCTCCTCAAGAGCCATAGCGTAGGCTAAGGCCTGCACAGGCAACACAGGAACCTTGATGATGTCATCGTCATTAGCTACGTCAGGTGATCGTTTGATAATGTTAAAGAATAACTGATAAGCGCCATCAGGCTTAGGGTACAAGTCAATCTGTGTGTCACCAGCAGCGTTCAGACCGTTGAACACATAGTTCTGTGGTGAGCCTGTAGCTGGTGTCTGGTTTAGATACTGATTGTTGAACCAGTGTGCTGTCTGGTACTTCATGAAGGTGTTACTGGTATTGTTGATTACATCTAGTACTGTGGACTTGTCACCGAAGTCGTTAAGCACATAGTTGAATACATCAGCTTGTGTGTTGACCGTTAAGGTTTCCCGTAGGTTAGACCAGTTCCATGCACTCTCTACTGACTCTACGGCATCATGTACCAGTAAGCCTATGAGCTTGGAGTAGCTATTCTCGTCAATAGAATCAACCTCACGCTCCCTGAGGCGTATGAGTATGTTATTTACTGTCTGCTTATATGTTTTCATTTGTTTCCTTTACTCACTATTTCTTCCAAGTCTTAACTGCTTTCTCTACGCTACGCCCTACGACATAACCACCTAGGCCTATCTCAATCAAAGTCCACAAGTGGCTGTAGTCCTCAGGTGTCATGTTAGGAGATGAGTAACCTAAGAACTTAGCAATCACCATAGCCACGAAGGTGAGCATGGTGATTGGACGCCAACTAGCGGCTAACCAGTTTCCACTGACAGCCTCTGAGTTTACAATCTTAGCTTGGCCCTCGAAGATAGCTTGGTTGTACTTAGTAGCACTATCTACGGCTGAAGCCTGTATCTCAAGTAGCCTTGCTTTCTGTTCTAACTTCTCTTCATCTGAAGTGTGTAAGTTGTCTATCAGGTCAGCGGCAGGCTTAAAGATATCAGTGACCATACTTAGTACGCTAAATCCACTCATGTTACCCTCTCATCATAAAGGCTAGCCCTGTCACCAAGGCGGCTATTAGAAGACGAACAAACCATTCATTAGCACCGCTGGCCTTAACCACCACTGCAAGCTTTATGGCGTGTTCATCAATCACTTCACTATGTCTATTTAAACGAGTGTCCTGTGTATTGTTATGTAGAAGCAGACCGTCTATCTTGGTGTCTATCTCTACAAGTTTGATCATAGCATCAGCTAGTTTATCAATTTTAGCTTCCAGCCTGTCGAATCTAGCTGCGGATTCCATCTAGTGCTCCTTCTTAAGTTCGCCAGAGGTTTGCTTGAGAATTGTAATCTCAGTATCGTGACCATCAACTCTCCACTCTATCTTAGTGACTCTTTCGTTATAGTGGTCCATACCAGCCTCCATAGATAGTCCCTGTTGCTGGTTGTTTCATTAGTGGCTTAGAGATTGAAGGGGACTCAGTGGCTAAGGGCGTAAACCCCCAATCCCAACCAAGTCCAACTTCCTCTGAGGCCGTTACAATCCATTCTAAATCAAGCATCAGGCCCACCTAATCTTATACATAGGTTGACCACGCTTGTTTAGTCCGATAGGTGTAGCTCCCCAGACCACGGCATATTCGTTCATACGCGACTCAGTACTCGCTGTGTAGAAGTCCATCCCAACAAGGCCTAGCTCACCCACAACTTCACGGTGATAGCCCTTAGTGGCAAGCGCAATCTTCTCGTATATCCAAGACATGGAGGTGCTGCCATCTTCAGGACCACAGAGAAAGTAATCGGTGTTCCATATGCCATCTACCATACTTCCTGAGAAGGCTATGATGGAGACTGACTCAGCATTCTCTCTGAAACAAAGAACCTCATTGTCCATCATGTTAGCTCTCACAATGGGTTTCAGAAGGTACTTACCATCTAATATCCATTCACCCTCAGCAGTCTGCGTTAGTACATTAGGCAGCCATGTAGTTGCCGCCATATGTTGGACACTATGCTTCCATAGGTGCTCAAAATCATCGTTTGTTAGATACTCTATATTTGCAATCATGGTATAAACTCCAGTGCTTCAGTACCACCAACAGGGTCCATAATGCCCCTGAAAGTATTTGTGTATCTGCAATCATTGTAAGCAACTAACGGGGGTGTTCCTTGCGGACTATCCCACAAAGTCCATGTCCACACTTGCTCATCAGGGTCTATCGGGGCAGGATACGCAGGGTCAGTATACGATGCATAGTTAAAGTACCTACTGTTTGCATTATTAGACCCATTACCCATTGATGGATACCAACTGAAACCACCTAGCTGCATATCACTGAAGGGACATGTGCCGTTTATAGGTGCACCTTTTACAGTGACCCTCAGAGTACAAAGCTGCCCAATACATTCAATTTGTAATCCTGTTACGCTAGCTCCATTAAGTGCATCTGGGTAGCTGTTTGCTATACTACCCCCTCCCGGAATAACGTGATTTTCAGAGCCATTATTCCATATACCCTGTACGGTATAAGGGTCTGGTAGATATCCCCACCTCTCAATAGCTATTTTACCTTCATTCCAAGGGCCGAGTTTGAAGATAGTAATTGAGTTAGCTTCTTTCCAAATCATAGAACCGTTAAGGTTTACCTTCTTAACAATCCACTGGTTAAATGTGACATTATCCACATTACCTAAAGCAATTGATTGACTCATATTGCCTCCTTAAGTAGTGATGTTCAGGGTCGTACCTGACATAGAGAATGTTGCACCAACGGGACCTGTAGCACCTGTACCACCTTGAGAACCTGTATTACCAGTGTTGCCTTTAGCACCTACGGAACCTGTAGCTCCATTAGAGCCTGCGGCACCTACGGAACCTGTAGCTCCATTAGAGCCTGCGGCACCTGTGTTGCCTTTAGCACCTGTGGCACCTGTAGCTCCATTAGAGCCTGCGGAGCCTGTGTTGCCTTTAGCACCTACGGAACCTGTAGCTCCATTAGAGCCTGCGGCACCTGTGTTGCCTATGTTGCCCTTAGCTCCTGTAGCGCCATTAGAGCCTGCGGAGCCTGTGGCACCTGTAGCGCCATTAGAGCCTGCGGAGCCTGTGTTGCCTTTAGCACCTGTAGCGCCATTAGAGCCTGCGGAGCCTGTGGCACCTGTAGCTCCATTAGAGCCTGCGGAGCCTGTGTTGCCTTTAGCACCTGTGTTGCCTACAGGGCCTTGAGAGCCCGTGGCACCTGTGTTACCTTGAGGGCCTTGAGAACCCGTAGAGCCTGTATTACCCTGAGGCCCCTGAGCACCTGTAGCACCTGTGTCACCATCAACACCGATGCTACCATTAGAACCAGAAGGCCCTGTGGCTCCTGTAGGGCCCTGAGAGCCTGTGTTGCCTTTAGCTCCAGTGTTGCCTATGTTACCTTGGTCACCTTTAAGTTGTGTACGTACAGAGGCTGGTAGAGATGTTACGTTGCTGAGATCGTTCTTGGCAGCAGAGGTAGCCATCTTATCTGACTTAATGTTACCGTCTGACCCCATTAAGTCTGCAAACATCCTTGACTTACTTTTGGACATAGATTACTCCTCCATGGCTGATGATGCTTCGGATGCTGCGTTACGTTCTGCTGCTGACTGAATGCTAGCTGCTAATAC